AGACTTTGAATATTGTTATGGCTGGAACTGGCGTCGGTAAATCTTTGTTCATGTGTCATGCTGCAGCAGCCAATCTGATGGCTGGTAATAACGTGTTATACATTACGCTTGAGATGGCCGAGGAAAGAATTTCTGAAAGAATAGATGCTAATCTGCTCGACGAGCCGTTGGACAGCCTCAAACTTTTACCTAAAGAATCATACAAGAAGAAGGTTGAGAGACTAAAGGCCAAGACTACTGGTAAGTTGATTGTTAAGGAGTACCCCACAGCATGTGCTGGATCAGCTAACTTCAGGCATCTACTTAATGAACTGAAATTAAAAAAGAAATTCAAGCCTGATGTCATTTACATTGATTACTTGAATATCTGTATGTCATCAAGGATAAAAAATGGAAGCTTCGTCAATTCTTATACCCTTATCAAATCAATCGCAGAAGAGCTCCGAGGGCTGGCGATTGAATTCAATGTTCCTATCGTCTCTGCGACTCAGACTACTCGAAGCGGATACTGTTTAGCTCTAGACACTATGGTTTTTGCGAATAATATGAAGAAGAAAATCATAGATGTTGAAATTGGTGATATGGTCGACACTTCTAATGGAAAAAATAAAGTTGTACATAAATTCCCAGTAAAAAAGAAAATGGGTTATAAGATTACTTTGGAATCTGGAAAAGAGATTATTTGCAGTAAAGATCATCTGTTCCCGACGAAAGAAGGCGAGAAAAGCCTTAAAAGAGGTCTAAAGGTGGGGGAGTATCTACAAGTTAAAAGAGGCTATTTTTAAAAAATGATCAAGAAATACCTTCGGGGTATATTAAAGGTAAAGGGTCAATTTGGCTTAATGATGGAAAAAATGCAATCACTGTCGACTTATGGAAAAAAGAAGAGTATATTAGAAACGGATATACCGAAGGGAGAATGGTACATGTGGGAAAAGATAGTTGATATTGAAGAAGTTGGGGACATTGACATGGTCGATATCGAAGTTTCCGGTAATCATTTGTTCTATGGTAATGATATTTTAACTCACAATTCGAGCAGCGACGTGGGATTGGAAGATACATCAGAGTCCTTTGGACTCCCAGCCACAGCTGATTTTATGTTTGCGATCATCTCCACCGAGGAACTTGAAGGGTTGGGTCAAATTATGGTTAAGCAGCTTAAGAATAGATATGCTGACCTTGGGAGCAATCGCAGGTTCGTCGTTGGTGTTGATCGTGCAAAAATGCGTCTCTATGATGTAGAGAATGAAGCGCAAGATAATATTATGAATGATTCGTCAAAACCAGTTATGGACAACACTTTGTTTGGGACGCGAGAGAACGACAGAAAAGTAAAATTTACCAAAGATAAATTTGAAGGGTTTAAATAGTGAATTATTACGTCTTAGATGAAGATGGAATATATGTGGTCGTTGAAAAGCAAACGAACAACGTTGTTAAGCGGTCTGCATCGAGAAGGGATGCTATAGCGTATACGCTGTTCTTATCAAATGGCGGAGGGTTTGATGGTTGGACACCAAAATTTGCGCTACGGTAAGATAACTGTTTTACTAAATAGGAATGAATACAAAAACATGTAGTGTGTTATGCACACAGAGGCAAGAGACTTGGAAGGAATAATATTCTTTAAGATTTAATAGTCAAGGAAGAGTTGAGAGTAACGGTGGGGTTCCGCTCAACCATGTTTTTGGTTTTGCTTAAATTATTGAGAGGGGTGTGGTTGAGAGACTGCACCCCTCTTTCGTATAAATACATCTAAATAGTATTAACACAGTATTTTTACGAAAGGGTGCACAACGCATGTCACAAAGCTTATATATTAAAAAATTCACGCATTTTTTAGAGGAATCCGCCACTTACTACGGTTTGTTACAAGAAAGCGCTGTCACGAATGCTGGTGGAATTATCCATGAAATATTAACTGGATATTACCTAAACGGTGGCAAGAAAGATAACGCCCACAAACCAGACACACACATGCCGAAACATGAAGATATTGATGGTCTGTCCCCTCATGAGGCGTATCACAAATATAAAGAAGCATTGAGTCCTGAACAATTAGATGAAGCGCACAAATACGGTGATCACGCTGCACAATACATTCGCGAGAATTTATCTAAAGGCGGTCACGATATCGGTGAAGTACATTGGACTTCTAAGCATGGTGATATCGAACGAAGTACTGGGATTAAAAGTTCCCAAAAAGAAGACCCTTCTGACATTGTGGTTACTACCAAACAAGGTAAACATGTAGGCGTTAGTCTCAAAAGATCTAGCTCCACAAGAAATGTTCCACTACTGAACCCTGGCGTCGAATCTATCCATGGAGGTTCAGATATTTTGGCCGAACACAGGAAAAACATTAAAACAGCAATACCGGAACTTAGTGGATTGAAGAGCGCGAAAGAAAGAAAGGCTTATGTTAGAGCTAACCCTGAAATTGAAGAAAAAACTAGATCGATGAACAGGGATACTCTTTCTAAGATGGCAACGGGTGCCGCTGATCACTTAAATAGTTTACCACCTGCGGAGTTGTCGAAACATATCAGAGATAACGTTTTGCACGCACACGCAACGCCGATGCAAAATCTCGGTCATGATCATATGAGAGTTGTTACATGGGGTTCTAAGGCTGGAACGCAAACAGCCCACGTCGATCCAGGTAAGATGTATGAGCATATCCTAGAAAACCCTCACCATATCCTTGTCAGACCTACAGGCCAAGGTGTTGGTTTTTATGTCCCTCACCCCAAGACAGGCAAAGAGATTAAGTTTGCTAATCAGAGTATAAAATTCGACAGCCAAGCCGACCCTATGAGTTCTGTGAAGAGCGCCACCGTTGATAACTTTAATTCTGTTGGTGAAATTGGTAAATTTTTGAAACGTCCTTCTACACCAGATGCATCTGGAAAAAAACCAGTTTCTGATCACACGATTGGGGGCAAGAGTTTCTATGGCCCCGACGAGAGGAGTAAATAATAATGAGTAATGTAAAAGAAATTCTTCTAGAAGAATTAAAAACAAAAGCGCTTAAACACCTAACACATCTTGAAGATCATATCATCCATAATGGCCACGAAGGCGCTGGTGTTGCTGCACAGCACTTAGATGATGTTGCCAAAACACTTCAAGGTAAAAAAACAACAACACATATTTCGACAAAATATGATGGCGCTCCAGCTGTTATTTTCGGCCAACACCCTGAAACTGGGAAGTTCTTTGTTGGGACTAAATCCGTATTCAACAAAACGCCAAAAATCAATTACACGGATAAAGATATTGATGCCAACCATGGCCATGCTCCTGGATTAGCCGCAAAACTCAAGGATTCTTTGGTACATTTACCCAAAGTTATGCCTAAGAATGGCGGTGTATACCAAGGTGATTTGATGCATACGCCAGAAGACGTTGAGAAGAAAGATGGCAAAACACATTTCACACCAAATACGATAACATATTCTGTTGACGACGACACAGCTCATGGTAAAGCAATTGCTAACTCGAAGCTTGGTGTTGTTGTACACACAAAGTATTCTGGTCGCGGTGGTTTAGGTAATATGTCTGCCGGACCTGTCGATAAGAAAACAAGAACAACCTTCGCTAGTCATGGTGATGTACATAATATTGACCCGACTATTGATGTCAATCCTAGTAATTTCACCGCCGAAGAAAGAGCTGAATACTCCCATCACAAAGCCGCAGCAAATAAAGCTTATTCTAAAATGAAGCCCGAATCCATGGACGCTCTTGATGGGCATGGTGTTAAGATTGAAACACATATTAACGATATGGTCCGGAAAGGCGGCGATCCTTCTGTTGATGGTTTGGTCGACCACCTCAATAAAAAGTCCCAGAAGGCTATTGACTCTGTTAGCATGCAAAAGTCTAAAGACAAAAAAGCTGCAGAACATTCTAAGCTCATGGACCACATTGAGGGCAATAGAGAACATTTCAAGAAAGCCTTTGAAGTTCACAGCCACTTGCAAAAAGCTAAAGATGTCCTGGTTAATGTTATGGCGAAAAACAATCCGTTCGGGCATACGGTTGGTGGTGAGCCTACAAAACCAGAGGGCGCTGTTGCTGTCGACAAAAGCGGTAACATGACTAAGCTAGTCGACAGAAAAGAATTCTCTAGACAGAATTTCCTAAGAAGTAAAATGGGTTCATCCGAGCCTGTGAATGAATCTTTGGGTGCAACAACTTCTTCTGAACCCAAATATAATGGTAAAAATGGCATCCATAATGCTTTCGGACAAATGATGGTTAAAATCAAACCACCTGTTGAGGGTCATATCCCACAAAGAGCTGGGTCGAATTCTGTTGCTGGTATGAGAAGGAAGCATCAAACACATCTACACCAAAATGTCAACCAAGTTGCTGTGCGTGAAGAAACTGACTCGCCCAACAAACATTTGGTTATGTCTTATGTCAGAATGAACCCTGTACATGAAGGGCATGCTGAAGTAGCTAAAACAGTTATGAACACAGCTAAAGGTGTTGGTGGTGAACATAAGATTATTTTATCACACAGCCATGATAGTAACAAAAATCCACTATCCCCTGATCAAAAACTAAAGCATGCGCAACGTGCTTTCCCGGACGCTAACATTGAAGTTAGTAATAAACAAACACCTACAATTCTCCATCACCTTTCTAAAGCGCACGATGAAGGTCGCAGAGAAGTAACGATTGTCGGTGGGTCTGATCGAGATGAGTTCAGTGGTTTGGCTAAGAAATACAATGGCGTTGAAGGTAAACATGGTTACTATAAAATGAAGATTAACTTTGCGCAAGCTGGTGCTGATAGGGACGAAGGTAAAGGCGTTGCTAGTTACTCTGCTTCTAAGATGAGGACGCATGCCACGAATGGTGATATGGAATCGTTCAAAAAAATGGCTCCGAAATCTATGAGTGATGATCATAAAGAAGAAATGTACCACGACACTAGGAATGCAATGATTAAGAAAGAATCAATAATGGAAGCTTTTATTAGAACTATTAAACATAGATAGGAGATTAAGAAATGTCAGCCACATATTATCCAGTAAGCGACCAAGGTTTAAACATAGCAAGGGGCTTGGTTAAAGGAGTTAGCTCAGTACATAAATTCGGCGCAGTTCCGTCGATGAGTACAGCAACGACTGGGACAGTTTGGGATGTGGACGACACCCTATATCCATGGGCTGCTTTTGGTACTGCTAATGTTGCTGTTGTTTCTGCTAATGCAGCTAATGATGATGGTAAAAATGTCATAGTTGAAGGTTTGGATTCTAATCTAAATTTTCAGACAGAGACCCTTACTATTTCATCAGGCGCTGCTACCGGCGTTAAACTGTTTAAACGTTTACACAGGGCGCAAATGGGTGATGGTAACTCTAATAATGTTGTTATCAAAGTAAATGCTAATACAGTCGCTACAATCCTAGCTGGTAAAAGCCAAACTTTGATGGCAGTTTATACAGTCGCTAATAATTGTACAGGTTATTTGACTAATATTGAAGCGACTGCAGAGGCTGGTAAGGACGCCACTATATGGTTGTATGTGAGGGATCCAGAATCAGATACCTTTCGAATCAAACATACCTTTGAAATTTCCGGAAATGGTGGAAATTACCAAAAGACCTGGGCTGTGCCAAGGGAGTACCCAGCTGGATCCGATATAGATATCAGGGCAACGACACGATCTAATAATGGTCGTTATGCAGTATCATTTTGCTTGGATCTTATTACTGATGGTCTTGGGTGATAGATACTAAAATATATAAATAAAAATAAAGACCGATAAGGCTACGACAAACTCGGTCATCATCAGGATAAGCCCAAGAGGAAACTCCATGAAACGAATCGATAATAAGATTAGACTATCTCTGTACAAGAAATCCAAGAAATCTGGATATCCAATCAATGTACTAGAAGAGGTCTACAGAAGAGGGTTGTTGTCAGAACAAAGCAACCACGCACCCTCTAAAAAAATCAACGCATTCAACAGAGTTAATTCATTCGTCGCAGGCGGCAAAGCTGCCTTGCTCGACGAAGACTTAAGAAAGTCTGAGAAACATACTAAAGATCTTAATCTCTCTTCTTCGAGATTCGATGGGTCAGATGAGCTTGTTGCTTTGTATAGAGCGATGACTCCAGGCCAATCCGATAGTATGGCAAAAATTATTAAAAGGGTTATATCCAACAGGAAGGGATGCACAAAATATGTCTGAACACAACGAAGATAAACAACAGTTAGATGAGGCTGTTCAGGTTCTTCCTGCTCTTTATTATGGCGGAATGGCTCTATTAACAGCTGCACGAGCCGCGCAAGTCGCACGAGCTGCACGAATCGCGCAAGTCGCACGAGCCGCACGAGCCGCTCGTGTAGCC